CTGCGCCTGGCTGCGGCCCAAGCCGCCGGCCAGGCCCTGCATGGTGAAGTCGCCGAACTGGGCGAACACACGCGAGGGGCTATGGATCCCCAGCATGCCCTTGAAGCGGTCCATCACCCCCGTAGCGACACCGGCGACGGCGTCCACAGCGGACCCGCCCATCGACGTGATCCCGTTGACCAACCCCATGACCATATCCATGCCCGCCTGATGCATGCGCTGCGGCCAGCCCATCAGGACGCTGTTCACGCCGTCCCACATCATCTGCACCCCGCCGCGCAGCTTGTCGCCGTTGAGCGTGAACAGGCCGACGATCAGCGACCAGATGCCCTGCAGGTAGGACCATGCGCCGCCCATGACATTCTGGATGATCGGCAGCAGCACCATAAACGCGGACACGAGCACCTTGAGGGCGGCAACCACGGCGCGCAGGTTGACGGTGAGCACCGTGCCCAGCACACGCCCGAATCCGCGTCCGGCGTCGGTCGCGCCTTCCAGCTGCTCGCTGGTGGCCTCGAACGGAACCAGCAGTTCTTTCACCCACGCCCAGGCTTTGCCCATGGCGTCGCTGATCATGTCCCACACCGGCGCGAGCGGTTCCAGCGCGGTGCGCAGCTCGGTCATCAGCGGCCCGACCACGTCGGCGATGCCGCGCCACACGCCGATCATGAAGGCCTTGATCGGACCCCAGTATTTCCAGACCAGCAGCGCCACCCCGGCGACGGCCGCGCCGATGGCCAGGACCGGCGCGCTGATGCCGCCCAGCAGCGGCAGCAACATGCGGCCGGCGTTGAGCAGCATGGGGAAAGCCCGTCCGCCCAGCGAGAGGACGTTGCGAACCAGCGTGCTGATGCCACCGCCGCCGCTGAGCAGCAGCACAGCCTTGTGGATCTGCGTCAGCGCCATCGCGCTTACGCCGCCGGCCACCAGCAGCCCGCCCAGGACGGTGACCAAGGCAGTACCGGCAATGGCGAGTTTGGCAATGGTGGCCACCAGCTGGGGGTTAGCCCGGATCAGGTCGACCACCCTGCCCACAACTACGGCGGTCCGCTCGGCCAGCCTCTTGAACTCCGGCAGCAGGGCCTGGCCGACCGATTGAGACACCACCAGGGCGGTGTTCTTGAGCAACTGCAATGCGTTGGCCGAAGTCGCCACGCGGGCGGCGTACTCCGCGCTCATCGATCCGCCGTACAGCTGGGCGTCGGAGACCTTCTTGAAGTTGCCCTGCAGCAGCTCAAGGTTGGTCAGCAGCGGCGCGATCGCGCCGATGGATTCGCGCCCGAACAGCTGTGTCATGGTGGCCGCCTGCTCGGCCTTGGGCAGCTGCTTGAGCTTCTCCAGCACCTCAACAATGGCACCGCCGGCGTCGCGCTGCATTGCCTGGGCCATCTCACCGGCTTTCAGGCCGAGCTTGTCGAAGGCCAAGATCTGGCTCTTGGTCGCCGCAGCGCCCGAGGACAGCGTGAGCAGCATGTTCTTGATGCCGGTGGCCGACACCTCCGACTCGATGCCCATGCCGGCGACCGTCGCGCCCAAGGCGGCAATGGGGCCGCTGCCGAGGCCGGCGACCTCGCCCAGTGCCCCGATCCGGTTGACCACCTCGCTGATCTTCTGGACGCTGGCCGGGCCGGTGTTGCCCAGGTAGTTGATTTTGTCGGCCAGCACGACAACGTCGCTCTGGCTCATGCGGAACGCGGTGCGCCAGGTCGCCATGGTCTTGCCGGCGTCTTCGGCGGTGGTGTCGAAGGCGACACCCATCTCTGCCGCGTCCTTGGCGAACTGCAGCAGCTCTTTGCGCGGGATCGCGGCTTGGCCTGCTGCAGCCACGATCTTGGCGATGTCGGCCGGGATCATGGGCAGGCGGCGCGACAGGTCTTCCACGTCGCGGCTCATCTGCAGGAACTGCTCGGGGGTGTCGAAATCCACCACCTTCTTCACGTCGGCCATGGCCGACTCAAAGGCCATCGCGTGCGCCAGCGGCAGCATCTCGGCCCGCAGCGCGCCTACCCCGGCAAACGCCATGCCCGCACCGTGGCCGGCGGCATTCATGCCGGCGCTGTGGATTTTCTTGCTGCGCGCCATCGCAGCATCCAGCGCGGCCAGGCGCTGCCGCTGGGTTGCCATCTGCTGGGTTGTGGCGGCGATATCGGCGCGCAGGCGGCGCTCGTGGGTACCCAGCTGGCGCGTGCTGATGCCCGCGCGCTCCAACCCGCCGCGCAACCGCTGCAGCTCTGCGGTCTGCTGCTGGTGCTGGGTCTTGAGTTGACCGGCGGCGTACTTGGCCTGTTTGAATTCGTTGTTGAGCTTGCGCGACGGGTTGGCAGTGGCCGCGATTTGGGCGGCCAGCTGGCGCACGCGCTGTTCGGCGTCCTTGTGGGCCTGGGACACGCCGCGTGTGGCTTCCATCTGCTGCCGGAACGCGCCGATATCTCGGTGGGCGGCGTTGAGGCGGCGCAGGGTGCCTTGCTGCTGCTGCAGGGTTGCGGCCAGGCCCTTGCTGCCTGCCATGATCTTGCGGAAGGGCGCTGTGGCGTGATCGATGGCCTGCAGGATCACCTGCAGGCGAAGGTTGCCGCCGCTCATGCGGCGACAGCCATGCAGCCGGTTACGGCTGGGGTTGCTCCGGCTCGGCCGGCAGGAATGCGGCCAGGAACGTACAGACCGCGCTCACCGCCCACACCAGCCCGGCGCAGACCGCAGCCAGCAGAATCAGGGCGAACAACAGGGCGAGAAGAGTTGCCATGGGCGGACTGTATCACTGGTTGGCTCCGCTTCGAAGAACGGCGCGCTCGCGCCATTGCAGTAGTTCAGTAAGGGAAAGTGCTGACAGCTCGGTGAGGGTGAATCCGAAGATCACCCCCACGTCGGCCATGGCGTCCTCTACGCAGGCAGGGATTCCCGTGTCGCTTTGCTCATGAAAAAAGTGACCACTTCCTGGCCGACGGCCACCAGGTCGGCCGGGTCGAGCTTGGCAACGTCGGCGGCGGTCAGGATCGGGGTGGTGATGCGCGGCAACAGGGTGCTGATCGCGCCCACGTCCATCTGCAGCAGGTCCACCAGCTTGATGCCGCGCAGGGAGCCAGCGTCGGGCTTACGCAGCTGCAGCGACTCGATCAGCTGCTCGCCGCGCTGGATCGGCACGTCCAGCTCGATGCGCGGCGACTGCGCGGGCACGGGGGCGGTGTCGGGAATGGGCTGTGCGTTCTTGCTCATGGGTTTCTCTCAGGAAAAGGGGAATGGCCCGGCGGCGATTGCGGCCGGGCGGGTGGCTCAGTAGCCGATGGCGCGGCGCTGCTCGGCGAGCAGGTCCTTGCCGTCCACGATGAAAGCCATGCCGACCAGGTCGATCTCGATTTCCACGCGGCCGTTGATGGTCAGCTTGTAGTAGCTGACGCTGGTTTTCACGCTGAACTCGGTGTCTTCACCCGGCTTACCAGTACCGGAATCGATCTCGCTGTGGCGGCCGCGCAGGACGATCTCCACCGCATCCGTTTCGCCGCTGTCTTCGCGCTGGTAGGCCGCCGCCATACGCAGCTGCACGCCGTTGTGGGTCACCGCGCCGTACTGTCGCAGCACCTGTTTCATCAGGCCGCCGCACTTCCACTCGGCCTCGATCTTCTCCTGGCCCAGGTCGATATCGACCGGCCCGGCCATGCCGCCGGCGCGGTATTCCTCCATCTTGCGGGTGAGGGTCGGCAGCTTGAACTCGGTGATTTCACCGAGATAGCTCATGCCGTCGTTGAACAGGTTGAGGTTCTTGAGCTTGCTGGGAAGGGACATAGGGAGGGTTCCTTGGGTCGGCCGGTTAGACGCCGATGCGGCGCGCGAAGTCGGCGAAGTAGCGGTCGGTGATGCGCTGGTTCAGCAGCAGGTTTTCCAGCGGCGGGACCGGCGTGTAGTCGTAGTCGATTGCCAGCAAGCCCGAGGCGAGCGAGGCATTGGAATTGGCCGCTTCGTCGTACCAGGCGCTGGCGTCGATCACATAGCCGGCGTTCTTCAGCTCGCGGAACTTGGCATTGATGGCCTCCACCAGGTCGCGCACCAGCGACGGGTGGAGCGGCTTGTCGACGTACACCTGCTGGGCCTGGGCGATGGTGTCGGCCAGGATCTGCGCGGTACGCGTGGCCGTCTCGAAGGCGAACAACGGATCTTCGCTGCAGGTGCGCGACCCCCAGAACTTGTAGCCGCCGGAGTTGATCAGCGTGGTGATATCGGCCGCATTGAGCTGGCCGGCGTCGGTGGCCGGGTCCTGCAGGTCCCAATGCACGTCGCGGCTGATGCCGGTGACACCGGAAACGCCCACGTTGGAAATCGACTTGTGCCAGCCCTGTTCCTGATCGATGCGCGCGCGCAGGCCCACGGCGCGCGCGGTGGCGAAGGCCATTGCGCTGGCCGGCGGGGTTGCGTTGGCATCGAAGGCCACGAAGTCGGGATAGATCAGCATCAGCTCGCGCTCGCTGAACTGCTCCCGGTAGGCGATTGCCTCAATCACCGATGCACTGGCGGCGCAGCTGACGTAGGCCATGGCGCGCAGCTTGCGCGCGATGATCGCCAGCGCCACCGACACCGGCTGGGTGTCCAGACCGGGGCACGCCAGGATGCGGGGGCGCACGCCCACCAGGGACTCGGCCACCAGCAGCGCCTGCATGCCGGTGTAGGCCGAGCCGTCCTTCTTGCCGATGACCGCAGCGGTGGTGTCCACGTCGGTCGCGCCGGGCGCGACGCGAACCACCACGGTGACCGGGTTGGCTTGGTCGGCAATGGCCTGCAGCGTGGCGCGCAGGGTGCCGGCCTTGCCAGCCTTCGGGATGGACCCGAGCACGTCGGTGATCAGGACCGGGCGGTCCAGCGGAAAGAGGGTCGCGTCGGCGTCGGGGGCCGTGCAGACCACGCCAACGATGGCAGTGGCAACGGTGCGGATCGGGCGGGAGCCGCCGTTGATCTCGATGACGCGGACGCCATGATGGTAGTCCATGAAAACTCCTGCGGTTAGGGGTTGCGGAAGCGGATGGGGACGGTCAGGCCGGTGGACTCACCCGAGCCGAAGGCACTGACCAGTTGGCACGTGAGGTCAAGGACGAATTCGCCGTCGCCACTTCCGCGGCTGATGGCGATCCGCGACACGCGGATTCGGGGTTCCCAGCGCATCAGGGCGGTAGCGGTGGCCCCGTAGAGCTGCAGCCGGGTTTTGTCGTTGAAGGGCTGATCGATCAGGGAGGGCAACAGCGAGCCGTAGTCACGGCGCTCGACGCGGGTGCCGATAGGGGTGGTGAGCACGTCGCTGATCGACTGGGCCAGGTGGACCAGGTCGTCGGCGGCGGTACCGGTACGCGCGTTCATGCCCCTCATGCCGGCGGACCCGACGCGCCGCTGCCGGGCTGCACGGCGCTGTGCTTGTGGCCCTTGAGCGAGATGCCGCCGCCAATCACGTCAGCCGAGGCGGTCGCCTTGCCGGATACGGTCAGATCGTCGTTGATCGTGGTAGCACCGTTGATGGTCACCGGACCGTTGATCGTCAGGCCGCCATCGGCGGTGATCGTGGCCTTGCCGCCGCTGGGCAGTAGGGCCGAGAGCAGGTGCTGCGCGCTGTCGTAGTGGATGACCGCGCCGTCAGAAAACTGGATCAGGGTGACGGTCGCACTGTCGTGCGGGGCAGGGTAAGCGTCGCTGTAGAGGCCGCGCAGCACGATGCCATTGCCGGGGTCGCCATCACCGCACAGCAGGCCCACCTGCTCGCCGGCGCAGGGCGGGCACCAGATGCTGACGTTGCCGGCAGCGGCGGACACCCAGGGGAGAAAATCGGTGTGCATCTCGCCGGCTTGCACGCGGCATCGGGCTGCGGCCAGGTCCACCTCGGTGACGGTGCCGAGGCGGAACAGGTTGTTCAGCTGCTGTGCGTGGTGGCTGTCGCGGTCCATGTGCTCATGTTCGACCGCGCGTCTCGCGCGCGCCCGAACATGACCACGTAGATGACGCCGCTACAGCCGTGGGATCAGTACCAGCCCGTGGCGGAGACGCGAGCAGTCAGCACCGACTCTTGAACAAGCCCACCCCTACGGACCAGGCATCGGAAGCGCACCGCCTCAGACAGCCACTGCGCCGATGCTGACGGGACCGTGATGCTGGCCGAGGCCGACTGCGCGGCAGTCATGGAAACGAAGCCGGCGGCGGTCGTGCCGAACGAAGCCTGGCCCACGTCAGCGGCCAGGATCTGGATCTCGTACTCGCCTGCGCTGGTGGACCCGGTCAGCCACCGCCCCGAGTCGACCAGGGAACTGCCACCGTTGCCGCCGCCGGCGGTACTGCTGTGGACGGTGTAGGTTCCGTCTGGCTGGAACGCCAGCGATATCGACGCGCTGCAGCTATCGCGGGAATTCGTGCGGGCCTGATTGGATGCCGAGAAGGCTTTGCCGTGGAAGGGCATGGTGTAGGTAGCGGTGCCCTTGGCGGCCCAAAGCGCCGCCACGTCCTGGCCGCCAACGCGGTAACCCACGTCTGCCCGGCGCTGGCCGTACTGCACGTGGGCATAGCGCAGGGGCTGTCCGTTGACGCGGTACCCATCGGCGGATGGGCCGTTGCCGAGAATATCGGGGTCGAACAGATCGTCAAAGTCGACCCCGCCGTGTCGGTAGCCGCTGGCCATCAGCGATTCCCGCCTGCAGCACTCAGGTCTCGCACCTTCGACGACAGCTGCTGGATGGCGATCACCAACACCGGCAGCAACTGGTCGATCTTGATGGATGGGACCATTTCGCCGTTGTACGGCATGCCCTTCAGGTTGACCGACTCCGGAACGAGTGCCGCCAGGTCTTCGGCGATCAGGAACAACCGATCTCGGCCGTCGTCGTGATAGTCCGCCTTGTACCGCCCGATGGCGGTGACCATGCGCTCTACCTCTGCCAGGCCGTAAGGCACGGGGCCGTCGATGTCCTTGAGCCTGCGCGAAGAGCCGAAGTCGAAACCGCCGGTTGCGCCAAATGCGCCTTGAACCTTCAGCGCGCTGCCGTTGCTTGCCAAGGTCGGCCCGGTCGCGCCGAGCTTCAGCCCGCCCGCATTGCGGTCCTGCAGTCCGCACAGCCCCACGGTGTTGCTCACGCCAATGTCCACGATCTGGGCGTCATCGCCGATCTGCACGAAAGCGCCGTTGCCTGAGCCGCCTGCGATCAGGTTAGGGGCGGTGACATTGCCTGTGAACGCAGCGCCAGCGAGCAAGGCACGGGCAGTGAGCGCATCCTGCAGCCCGGTGACCTGGGCGAAGGTATGAGTGTGGGAGGCGTTCGCCTTGCTTGCGGGATCGAAGTTACCGTCATGCCAGATGCGGCGCCACGGGTTCCACAATGTGGTGTCCTCCCGGTAGCCTCGCCAGTAGAAGTCGTTGGAATACGTGTTGAGCGCCATCTGCGCCACACGGAAATTGCTCTGGTTTAGCGTCAAAACGACGGCCTGCGGCGTCGCCATCGAGCTGTCGCCCGGGCCGTTAGCAACGGTGATGCCCTTCGGGATCTGGCTGTAGACGGTCGACTTGACCGCATCCAGCGATGCCGAGAAGTCGATATCCGTTGCGGCTGCATGCGTGTGCACCTTGTCGGCTTTACCGGCCGGCTGGAAGTTGCCGGCGTGCCAGACAACGTGCTCGTTGTTCCACACCATGCCTCCGACTTCCAGCTTCAGCTCGCCGGTGCGGGAGAGCTCGCCGCCAGGTCGGAGATAGACGGTTCCGTTCGCCGCTGTGGGTGCCAGCAAGGCATGCGTGGAAGTGCCCAGCAGTGAGCCGGTGTTGGCGTAGAAGCGGGGGGCGCTGACGTTCCCGGTGAACGCCGCGCTTGCCAGGTTCGCCTTGGTGCCGGGATCAAAATTGCCGGCGTGCCAGAGGCCCTTGTCGTTCCATGAGATCCCGTTCAGCGTCACCCGCAGCTGCCCCACGGTCGATGCGCCACCATTGGGGCGCAGCAGCACCTCGCCAGCGGCCTCGTTGGGAGCCAGGACGGCATAGACAGGCCCGCCGATGAAGATATTGGCAGTCGAGCGCACGGTGGTTGCCGTAACTGCACCGCTGAAGTTTGCGCCGGCCAGGTTCGCCTTGGTGGTGGGATCGAAGTTCTCCGAATGCCACAGTTCGCACCAGTCCTTCCACTTCGATCCAGGTGTGGTGCCGCGCGTGTCATGGCGGCCGCGCATCCAGAATCGCTGCAGGCCACTGTATGAGGAACCCAACGCAATGCCGCGGCTGCCATCGTAGCTAGGCAGGCTGCAGACGATTGTGTATGGGGAGGGCATCGTGCTGCCGGTTGCGGCCGAGCGGTTCACCACCAGGGTGCTGTGGTCCTCGATCCAGCTGTCATCGTCCGTCGTAGACCGGTAAGCAACGCGGGCGGCCAAGGCGGTTTGCAAGCCGGCTACGTCAGTCAGGGCGTGCGTGTGAGCCTTGTCGGCTTTGTCGGCGGGCTTGAAGTTGCCGGCATGCCATACGTCGTTGTTGGCGTAGGTGAAGGTCTTCGGGCCGAGGGCCAGTTCGCTGGAAATGGTGCTGCCATCGGCTGCGAACGTGCGGAGACGCACGGTATCGCTCGCACGCACCCATACCAGCCCGGCTCCCGTCTTGGCATCTTCGCTGCGCATGCTGAAGCCAGGGTTGGCGCTGCCACGTGCGTCCGCGTATATGTTGCCGCTCTTGGCGATCACGCTGCCGCCGGCGGTGACGTTGCCTTCAAACACGGGATCTGCCAGCGGTGCCTTGGTGCTCAGCGCGGCCTGCAGTCCGTCGACCTGGGCGATTGGATGGGTATGGAACGCCGGGCTGAATGAGCCGGGCACGTTGGTGAGATTGCGGTAGTCGAGGTAGTGGGCACCGTGCGCGCCGTCGAGCAGGTCGGCGTCCAGGTTGTTGCCGTGCCCCTCGTCCCTGAGCGCGGCCGACTTGATTTCCAGCGACACGCGCATCATGGCGGCGGTCGCCTTGGTCAACAGGGTTTTGACGTACTCGCTGGGCGCGCCGGCGCCGAAGCGGCCATTGACGTAGGCGGCCAAGCCACGGGGCGACACCATGAGGTCGGCTGCAGCACCGGCGACGGCTTCGGGATCGGTCGAGAAGCGCGCCACACCGACCTGCGTGGTGGTCGCCGGCGGGTTCACAAAGTCGATCTTGTCCACGGTGATGCTCGTGGCCTTGATATCCACAAAGCGGATGTCGGTCGCCAGCAGCATGGTGGCTGCTGCAGCCTTCTCCATGATTGGGGTGGGCTGCGAGTAGACGGCGAACAGCACCCCACCTTCCAGATACAGGCCGAAGCCGCGCAGGGTGTAGGTGTCCTGGCTGTCGTCGCGCACGTTCAGGTGCAACAGGTCAGCCGCAACGGCCTTGCCGGCAAACGTGGTGATGCGCTTGGCCTCGGCGGGGACGGTCGTGCCCACCTTGCTCACGTCAAAGTGCTGGGGCGTCAGGCCGACGTGGCTGATCCGAACCGGTGCGGTGCCGGTGTGCTCGGCGTTGACCAGGGCGGCGCGGCCGGCGGGCGTGATGGTGATCTGGGGGATGGCCATGGGGATTCCTGGGGTTACGGTGCGGCCAGCTGCAGCCGGGTGGCGACAACGGCACGGGCCACGCCGATGAGGCCAACGACGCCCTCCGCGTTGAGGCCCTGGGTGAAGGTGAAATGCGAGCGCACCGGCTTGGCGCGGTTGACTGCCGCGATGACTTGGTCAATGAAGGCGGCGGTGGCTTCCTCGCCGCCCTGGCCGCTGAGTGTCAGCAGCAGCGCGAAGGTGTGGGGCGCGCCCTTGGGCGTCTGCTGCCACCACTCTTCGATCTGCACCTGGCCGCCGAAACTGGCGACCACGTCGGCGATGCTCTTGGCGGTGCCCTTGTGGCGCTGGATGCTGAAGGAGCTGGCGATACGGGCGCGCTTGATGTGCTCGGGCCAGTCGCTGCTCCACGTGTCCACCGAGACGCTCCACGCCAGATAGGTGAGGAATTCGGCCGGGCAGGTCCACGGGTTCCAAAGGGTGTGGTGCACCATTGGGATGGTCGCCAGCTGGGCATCGGCGGCTTCGGCTGCGCGCTCCAGCCGGGTGGCATTGGGGGGCAGCAGGGAGGCTGGCTCAGTCATTGGTGCCGGCGTGGTCGACCACGGCCTTGGTGCAGAACGCGGCCGACTGCCCGTCGATCACCAGATCGGCTGCAGGGCTGAGCAGGCGCACCCGCTGAACGCCCTCAACGTGCAGCGCCGAGTAGATCGCAGACAGCACCACGTCGCGGCCCAGTCGCTGGGATTGGCTCAGGTACTGGGTAAGCCGGCGTCTTGCTTCCTCGATCACCAGCGCCCCGTCAGGGCCATTGAACGTGGTGACCTGGGCGCGGATCTCGTAACCGACGATGCGGGCGGCGGCCACGCTCACGTAGTCGGTGAGCGGGCGCACATTGCCGTTCTGCAGGGTGGCGCTGACCTTTGCCAGCAACGCCGCGCTGGGCGTGCCGTCTCCCTCGCGCGACAGCACGGTCACATCCACCTTGCCCGGCGAGGGGCTGGTAACGCTGGCGTCGAGCACGGCCACGTCGGCGGAAAGCGTGTGGAAGATGTAAGCGCCTTCCGGCCCAGCGACAGACAGGCCTTCCGGGGCCAGCTGGATGCGGCGGCGGAAGTCGGTATCGCTCTCGTAGACGGCGGCGGTGCCGGCATCAGGATCGGCCGGGGCGATCAACTTGCGCTCCACACCGAACGGCACGGCCAGGTTGTCCAGGTCGGCCTTCTGGGAATAGGGCAGCAGCAGTCCGCGTGCGCGCTGGTTGAACTGCTCGCGCAGCAGCAGCTCGCGGTAGGCGCTGGCCTGCAGGAGCTTGATGACCGGATCGGACTCGACCACGGCGGTGTATTCGGGCATCAGCCGTTGGAACTCGGCCAGGCGCTCGGCGTAGATGGTCTCGAACGGGATCTGTTCGAACACATCAGGCGCGGGAAGTTTGTCGACTTCGATGGCGGTAAACGTGGACACGGCAGCACCAGACGGGGATCCAATGCAGGCTCGCATCGCGCGCGCGGGCTACCCCCGCGCGGCGGCTGTAGCGCAGCGCGCTACGTCATATCCCGGTGAGTTGGTCCATCAGCAGATCCCGCACCAGCTGCTCATCGGCAGCCGTGAAGCCCAGCAGCTCGCGGCGGGCGTAGGTGATCCGTGGCCCGTCTGGTGCCACGCGGTCGGAGCGGCCTTCCTGATGGATTCGCGCGATGCGCGACACCCGGCCCAAGAACCCCACAGTGGCCTCCTGCGCCGTTCCCCGCGCGCGCAGGTGCTTGGCTTGCTTGATGCGGCCGAACATGGCCTTGCGCTTGATGCGGCCGGCCTTGGCGCGGGCAGGGGCAGCAGGCCGGCGCGGGGCGTAGGCGGTGCCGTCGGGGTTGCGCTGGGTGGTGATGCGCTTCTGTTGGGAACGGCGCAGGGCGGTACCCACTGAGCGGCTCAGTTTGTTCCGCTGGGCGGGCTGCAGCTGGCGCAACAGCGGCGCTGCCCAAGTTTCCAGCTGCTGCAGGTCCTCGCTCACCCAACGATCTCCGGCAGGCGCGCCACAAGCGCCCCAGCGTTGTACACCTCGCCTCCGGCCAGGGTGTGGCGGTGCTCATATTCCGGCGGCGGCTCGGGCGCGTGGGCGAGCTGCCAGAGGCCTTCATCGTCTTGGCGAATGATCACCCGTTCGGTCAGCGGGATCTTGATCGACAGGTCGACCAGGTCGCCGGCGAGCACGTCCACTTCAAAGCGCAGCTCGCCGCGCTTGGCCGCGTTGGAGAGCAGCTCGGGCTGGTGCCGGGTCAGCCACTGCAGGAGCGGCACCATGACCGATTCCGGGGAACCGGCGTAATCGGTGAGCACCAGATCCAGCGTGTAGCGATATTCGAAAGACAGCCCGGCGGCGAACCCGGCGGCCAGGCCGCCACCGTCGACGTAGATCAGCAGGCGCTCGGGGTCTTTGTCGAGCGCCGGGACCGCCGCGACCAGGTGCTGGCGAAGCAGCTGCGGCTTCTTCACGGCTGTGCCTCACGCTGGCCGCGGATGTAGTCCTGCAGGCCCTCTACCTGGGCGGCGAGTTCGTGGCAGGTGCCGTAGTTGGCGGCGGTGACTTCGGCGACGGCAGAGAGCGCAACGCCGCTGGGGGCCGCATCAGCATCGCCGGCGGCTCCGCCCAGCGGGGTGCCTTCGGCGGCGGCGTTGTGGACGCGCACGAAGCCAGCAGGAATAGCACAGGAAGCATCAGCAGTCGGGGTGACATAGACGGGGATTTCCTTGATGACGGTTGCGCCGCGCTCGCGCACCAGCTGCACGCGGTCGACGTACTTGGTGACCACCGTGGTGGCCGACAGGGCAGCGAGCAGCTGCTGCTTGGTGTCGCTGTGGGCGACCAGGGCAGCATGCAGCGCCTGGGCAGCGCGAACCTCGCCG